AAAATCTAAGTGTTCTACTTCTCTCCAATAATGAATATTCTAAATGCGATTACTCTGGAATAGATAAGAAAATAAAAGCAACAATTACCAAGCTATTCAATGCTTCTCCTGTAATAGAATCAACTAAAACAACTACACGTAAGAAATCCTCATCTATAGCAATCCAACCGCAATCCTCTGTTGAGAGAATAGCAGAACCAGTAAAACCAACTAAGAGGGCACCGAAGAAAAAGACAGTTGTCTCGGAGGAACCAGTTAAAATGAATGTCCATGTTGAACCACCTATTATTAAACACGTGGAACAAAATATTGTGGAGCAATCTATTGTGGAACCTGTGGAGCAATCTATTGTGGAACCTGTGGAGCAATCTATTGTGGAACCTGTGGAGCAATCTATTCCAGTTATTACAGAAGTAAATCAAGTTATCACTACAATAAATACAAGTATTGTAGAGAAACCAACAAAGACAGTTGTGAGAAAAAGAATAACCAAGAAAACTATTACAGAAGAACAACCTACCATATCGCAACTAAGTGAGGAACCTATGAAACCTGTAGATGTAGAAAAACCCACAAAGACTATTATTAAAAGAAGAACAACAAAAAAGACCACATAAATTAGTATTTGAATTTATATAATGTAAATAATGTTAACTTATACCTCATCCACTTTTTTTATTTTTTTGTGGTGCGAATGAAGTATAAGTTAAGGTTATTTATTTTATTTGGGTTTATGGCAGATTAACGTTTTTATATTTTTTAAATAAGACTGTACTATTTCTATTGTGAGTTTTTCAAAGTGTTTTTTTTCAAATCTCTAATATTTTACATATTTTGCTATTTTATTTAGACCTCAGCAGGAGCAGGAGTAGACTTGGTGAAGTGAGGGCTCATGTACTTCTGGAGATTGAAGTAGGTAAGAACATCACCTTCATTCAGCTTAAGGAGAGCAGAAAGAGCAGGATTGGCATTGATTTGTCTGCCATTGGTGTCATCTTGAAGGTTGTTATTCTTGATGTAGATGTTGATCTCTCTGGTAACCTCAGTGCGAGCCATTTTAGTTCCAGCGGGCTTTCCAAGGAAGATAGCCAACTCATCACTAATCTTGGTGGGCTTAACAAAACCAGAAGGGGCTCTGTTTCCACTCTTCTTCTTTCCTTGTCCCTTGGAGGCAGTCTTAAGCTTCTTGCCATAGTCTCTCTCAATAGACTTGAAAAGAGCCTTCATTTGAGAAAGCTTTCCAGAGATTTCTTGGAGCTCAGTGTAGAACTTAGAGCACTTGGATTCAACATCAGCGGTGGCTTCAACATTAGCTTGTTCAGCCTCAGGAAGGGGCTCAACTGACATGGTAACAGTTTCAGGAGCAGAAACAGGAGCAGGGGAAGAGACAGGAACAGGGGCAACTTCAGGCTCTACTTCAGTCTTCTTGGAAGCTCTCTTGGCCTTGGGCTTCTCCTCAACAGGAGCAGGAACAGGAACAGGAGCGGGGGCAACAGCGGCAACAACAGGCTCGGTAGTCTTAGTAGATTTCTTGGAGGATTGCTTGGAACTCATTTTATATGATATAGTTAGACATTGTTTTTAAGTGGTTTAACGCATTAAATATATTATCAGCATATTTCGTCTAAATTAAATTACTAATAAGCGAATGATTGATATAACCAAGGCATGGAATGTGCCGCATTTTCATTCACTAAAGTGAGAGCACCCAACACGTAAGAAGATCCAAGGTATTGAGAATCTCTGGAAATTCCCCTAAAAACAAATTCCTCAAAAATACCTAAAACTGAATTTTGCAATTCCTTCAGAGACAAGATATTTATATCTACGTTTAAAATTGGTAAAAAAGGATTACCAGTAGGAGGACATATTTCTCTCCTTATTGTAGGAGAGAGCATTAAACGATAATTCCAGATGTCATATAACTGTCTCACTAATAGAATCATACTTCTTCTAGATAAAGACATGAACCAACTCATATCACTATAATTTCCGAGAGAATTAATGTGTTGAAAGGTCTTTACAGCCCTAAGTTCCACACGTTTTTCAAATGATAATGTGTATTCTTCTTCTTCTTCAGCAGCAGTATTTAGAGATGTGCTAATCCATTTATTGGAAGCCGCATAAGATATTTTAGAGAGTTCTGAGAGAAATACATTTGAAACTTTATTGCGGTTGTATGGATTTGCCAGAGGAGTTCCTTCATCTAGTTTTCTCTGATATTGGAAAATGGATGAAATATCAAACCCATAATTTTTTCCATCCAAATCCTGTAAACAAATCAATTGGAATTTTGGTATTTCTGTTAATGGCTCAAATGTATAAAAATCAGAATCATTTACACAATCCTTCACCATAGTTTGATATTTTGAGAATAGTTTTGTAACACTTCTTACAAGATATCCACGATATAATGCCTGTAATTTAATGGCTCCTCTAATAGAAGATAACCAATTAAAAAGTCTATCATGTAAAACTTTTTTTGTTCCAGTTACATATAGATTATTTTCTTTCAAATATTGTTTTAGCTCAACTACAGAGTAATTATTATTTCTTGTTGTATGCATATTGTAGATAGTTGGAATTTCTTTGGTCTCTTCTTTTTTGGGGACTTTTTTCAATTTAATTGTTCTTTGTTTTTTAGGAGGGTCTTCTTTAGAGAGAAACTTATCATGGTTGGTATTTTTAGTTTTTGTTGGTGAATTATTCTGAGATGAAAGAATAGGAGATTTAGGCATTTCAATTTCCGCAACGACATTTTCCAAAAGGTCAGTAATAACAGGCTCAATGTTTGTAAACATTTCTTTATTTTATTTATACATTTACTTTAGATTTTTTACATATAACAATAACACAATATATGTAAAAAGTTTTTGCGGTTGATTACTGGGTTTCGTGTGAAATACTTAATTTAATTAAAAAAAATTGATTTAAAAAGAGAACCTTAGTTATATCATAAAACAAATCAAAATGTCTGCTACTATCATCAACTGCTCTGAACTTAACGTGAATGACCTTAAATTCTACGCTCCTAAGGCTACTCAAGGAGGTGGAAAGAATGTGGGTGTGATGAACAAGAAAACCAACTCTGCTCTTAGAATGAAGCTTCCTATTATGTTTACATTTGGCGCCAGTGATTATGATGGAAATGAAAAGTTCTCCTTTGGTCTTCAATTCCCAGATATTCACGATGAGTCATGTGACCCCAAGTACAAGGAATGCTTTGAACGTCTTGTTGCGTTTGAAGCAGGTCTTAAACAAAAGGTTCTAGAATTCTCCAAGGAATGGTTGGGAAAAACTTTGAAGAATGAAGAAATGGTTGATATGATTTGGTCGCCAATGCTCAAGTATCCAAAGAATAAAGAAACCAAGGAACCTGAATTACATCGTCCTCCCACTCTCAATGTGAAGCTTCCATGCTTTGAAGGCAAATGGTCTTCTGAGGTATATGATGAAGATAAGAATATGCTCTTTCCTAATCCTGAAGATCCTACCCTTACTCCTGTGAATTTCATTACCAGAGGAACAAATATGGCAACCATCATTCAATTTGGTGGCTTGTGGATTGTTGGAGGTAAGATTGGAACTACTTGGAAATTGGTCCAAACTGTTGTTCGTCAACAAATCACTACCATTCAAGGTCAATGCCACATTGATATGGATGAAGGTGAAAAAATCCAATTAGAAAAGAAGGTGGACTTATCTAAACACCAAGAACCGGAACATGATGAGGAACCTACTAAACAAGTGTCTACTACTGTGGAGGACAGCGATGATGAAGATGGTAAGACTCATCGTGAACCCACAGATGACAATGAAGTAGATGAAGAACCTACTGCACCTGTTCCAGTTCATACTCCAGCACCTGTTCCTGAAAAGAAACCTGCTACCAAGAGAACTACCAAGAAATAAATCAATACAACTGAATTATAAAATATACATTTGACCGCTTAGATATATCATAAAAATCATCTTCATTAATCTTTAGTATACCACAATTATATAAACAAATAGTTTGTGGATTTGATGTTATATACAACTGATTAACTGGTATAACATATTTTTTTTTGCCAAGAGAAATCTCATATGTTTCATTTAATAAAGAACTATTTAATGAAATACTTATTTTCACATACAGATTATTATCTTGATCTATTTGAATATTTTCTGGAAGAACTGGATTACATGAAACTATAATATCTTCTCCTTCTGTGTTTCCATCATACCATACCTCATTATGCCATAGTGGTACCAAATAGGTATTATTTTCCAGAGATAGTTTGTATAGTTTGTCTCCCAACAAATCATCAAGAGATGGAGAAACTGAATATAAGAGTTCTTTGGAAATTTCTTTTCTTTCAAGAATAGATTTAATTGCGGTTAGAATGTCTCTTGAAATAAACCTTCTTCCATAAGTCTCCAAGAAATCATAAATATTCTGTAACTGGTTCTTGTTCATTCTCTCCAAAGCAGAGAGAGAAACATTTTTTATTCCACATAGAATATCCAAAATGACATCTTGATATTTACCCTTTACAACATCATTCATGAATGTAAACAACTCTTTTGGAACATCTTCATTTGTTTCTTTAGGTGAAGTAGCACTATCTGGAATAATATCTGGAATATCCGAGCTTTCTAATGTTGTAAATTCCATTAAATATGTATAGGCACTTTGTACTTCTTGGAATTGTTCGGTGCTTTCTTTTGTTGAATTGTTTTTATCTGGGTGACATATCATTGCTTTTTTTAGATATGCTTTTTTGAGTTCTGCGTTTGTAAATCTATCAGTAGTTATATTTAATGTTCTTTTTGCAGTAGTGTAATCCATACTTCACAATATGCGTTTTAATTTAAATATTTTTAATGACTTAAATACTAATATAAATAATGGCATTTTTAACACAATCAAATTACAATCTTTTGTATAACTTAGTTACCGAGACTCATACACAAATTCAACCAGATTTTTTCCAGAATGTATTCTTAGAATTTGGAAGAAAAGAAAATGGACCTTTGATGGAACTCAATAAAAAGTTCATAAGGAAATTAATGAATAAGATTTCTACACAAAACAAGCTTCCTCCACCATCACAACTAATTCCACAACAAACCCAATCATTATTTTCATTCAACCAAATTGATACTACACGACCTCAAGGAATGCGTTCAAAAAATGTAACATTTGATGAACAACTGGAATTACATAAACAACACTTTCAACAGTTTTCTGCTCCTACTCCACCACCTACTCCTGTCTTTAGTGATGATCTTACACAACCATCTTCTGGAATAGATGAACTAATGAAAAAAACACTAATGGAGAGAAAATATGATACCTTAAACATCAATCCTCCTCCTTCTCTCCAACAACAACCATACCACTCTCAAAGACCTCCAAGAAAATTAGAGATTGGTAGTGTTGTAAATGATACTGAGGTTATAAAACAAGACATGATTGATATTGATGATTTGGGAAACATTCCTTTAAAACCTCAACCAACTTTCCAAAATAAAAATCTGGAGAATTTATTTTCTAAATTGCGAGTTGTGCCTCCCATTTCTTCTTCACAGACTTTAGAACAAAATACTCAAACAGAAGAAACCGAACAACCTTTGGAGAGAAATAACTTAATAGAACAACTGACAAAAAGAGTAGAACATCTTGAAATAGAACTGGCAGAATTAAAGAAACATTTCTTTGAACAAAATAAAGTATTTAATTTAGAACTTAAAGAAAGGCCCACCAGTCCATCCACAGATGGACCAAGTAGTTTCATTAACCAAGAAATTTGTAACGGGTTCCAAAAATAATATCCCAAGCAATAGGTCTGACTTTAAGAATGACCATACATTCAATAATAGACAAATGGAAAGCTTAAGGGTTCTTAATAAATATCCAGATAGGATTCCAATCATATGCCAAAGACATCCTAATTCTAGTAACGATTGTCCACAAATTGACAAAATAAAATATCTCACACCCATGGATTTGACACTTAGCCAATTTGTATATGTCATTAGAAAAAGAGTAAAATTATTGGAATCAAAAGCACTTTTTCTTTTTATTGATGGAAATATTCCACCAATGAATACATTGCTATCTGTGTTATACGCACAATATCAAGATGAAGATGGATTTCTATATATTACCTATAACACTGAAAATACATTTGGTTAAAATCAAAACTAGATAATAAACATTTAGAGAGAAAAATGAGATAGAAATAAACAATATGGATTTTAACCAAACAAAACTAACTAAAACTGAATGGCAGAGTATTGAGCAACCTCTTCCAGAAAATGAGATTTATGTATTGGAACTCATAAAACAAGGAATGGCCAATGTAAATATATGTCATAATCATCAAAAATCTCTATTCCAACATCTAAAAATATCTTATTCCCCTGAGATGGAAGACCACTTGTTTAACGTGTATTTCTCTCCTATTTACACAAACCTTAAAAAATCTCATCCAGAATTAAATATCAAACCAATATCTAAACCTGTAATTAAAAACGCAGACAAAATAAGATTAGAACAAAATCAGACAAAAATAATCAACAATCACGTATATGAGTTTGTTCTGTTAAAACATGTTGAAGCAATTTTGAATTCTGCTTTTGGAGAGAACACATTTGAATTTTACTATTACACATTATACCACCTCTCTAAAAACAATGTCTATCAACTAAACAAATATGTAGTTGAACTCGTGGTATATACTCTGGAATATTACAAGGAACAAGCCAATGTTATCTCTCTATTAGAACAATCTGTAAATATCATTGAGAAAAACAGCAGTCTTTTAAAGTACAAGAATATCACACTTTATGAACACCAGAAACAACTGTTTACAGAGGTCACTAAGGAAGGACCTAAACTTATTCTATATACCGCACCAACTGGAACAGGAAAAACACTAAGTCCTATTGGATTATCAGAGAGATATAAAGTCATCTTTGTATGTGCGGCTAGACACGTGGGACTCTCTCTTGCAAGGTCTGCTATTTCAGTACAGAAGAAGATCGCGTTTGCTTTTGGATGTAATACTATGGAAGATATTCGTCTACATTATTACGCAGCAGCAGATTATACAATAAATAAGAGGTCTGGTGGAATTGGTCGGGTAGATAACAGCAATGGTATTAAGGTGGAATTGCTTATATGTGATATTAAGTCATACCTTCTCTCTATGACATACATGTTACAATTCAATATGCCACAAGATATTATTATGTACTGGGATGAACCCACTATTTCTATGGATTATGACGACCATGAATTACACCCAATTATTAATGAGGCCTGGAGTAAAAACAGAATACCAAATATTGTGTTATCATCGGCAACATTACCAAAGTTCTACCATTTGACAAGTGTGATTGAGGATTTCAAGAGAAAGACATTTACACAGAATGATATAGAAAATGACTTTACAGAAGAACAAAATGGAGAGAAAGAAGAAATAATAAAACCAACTATCTGTAATATTGTTAGCTATGAATGTGTAAAGACTATTCCAATATACGACAACAATGGCTACATATTTGTTCCTCACTATTTCTCTCCAAACTATAGAGAAGTAATTGCTGTAGCAGAACATTGCCAAGAAAACTCTACACTACTTAGATACTTGGATTTGGGAGAAGTAGTTATATTCATTAGGAAGGTTATTCAAGTATCTGGAATAGAAACTGTTATTGAATATCTCAATATAAGAGACATTTCTCAACTATCCATGGAAACTATCAAAAGAGGATATCTCTCCATTTTACAAAATTTAGACCCAGATATCTGGGATACTATTTACACAGAACTCCTAAGAACCAGACGATGTTATGCCTTGAAACCATCTACAGGAACATCTAATATTAGTGGAGGCGGTTCCATTAAAAAGTTTTACAGTGTTGGACCAGAGAATACAAGTGGAATTAGTGGCGGTGAAGAACTTAGACGTGTTAAGAGTGTTCAAGAACCTGGCAATCAAGTAGTACCACCTCCAGAATTTAAACCAGGAACTTATGGAATATACATTACAACATCAGACGCACATACATTAACAGAAGGTCCAACAATATTCTTAGCAAATGATGTAGAAAAAATAGCACAATTCTGTCTACAACAATCTAACATTCCAGCAATCATTATGGATGACTTAGTAAAGAAAATAGAGAGAAATAATATTTTGTCTGACAAGTTAGGGGTTCTAGAAAAAGAGTTGGAGGATATTACAGAAGCTACCCAATCATCTTCTTCCAAATCAAAATCATCCAAAAGTAGTGGAAAGAGTAAAGATAAAGATAGATCAAGAGAACAAGGAGAAGGAAAAGAAGAGAGAGCTGTATCCAAAAAATTACAGAGTGAAATTGATAATTTACGTTTACAAGTGAAATCTGTTAATTTGAATGAAGTATTTATTCCAAACAGTTCTCTCCATCTAACTAAATGGGCTCCATCTACAAAGATTGGTACAGCTTTTACAAGTTACATAGATGAGGCAACAATAGTGGAAATTATGTCTTTACATGGCATTAATGACAGTTGGAAAATCCTCTTGTTGATGGGAATTGGAATATTCACTACACATAAAAATCCAAGATATCTGGAAATCGTAAAACAATTGGCAGTGGAACAAAGATTGTATTTAATTATTGCTTCTAGTGATTATATTTATGGAACTAATTACCAATTCTGTCATGGATACCTAAGCAAAGACCTGGATTTAACACAAGAAAAAATTATACAATCCATTGGAAGAATTGGAAGAAATAATATACAACAGAGCTATTCCATTCGTTTTAGAGACAACAAGTTTATAGAGAAACTCTTTACTTCTCAGGGACTAACGCCAGAAATTGTAAATATGAATAGGTTATTCACAACAAATATTTATGAAGATTTAGACCCTGTAGAAGATTAATAAATTTCTAGTATAGTATGAAATTATTCACATATAATGCAAACTATTTTTTCTTGTAATATATCCTCTCACAAAAAGCTATAAATAAATTGTTTTTCTTATTGGAATATATAATGTCTCGTAAATTAGTTCAAGCTTTTATTGTTTCAACAAAAACTTTAACTAGCATCAAAACAGAAATTGATGAAGAATTTGTAAATAATAATATAAAATTAGAAGAACTAGAAGTTAAGAGGAATACAAAAGAAACATTCCATTTTATTGCTCTTATTAAACCATCTCAATCAACAACTAAAATAAAAAACATATTAAACAAAATAGGTAAAGTGAGTTGGTTTGTTATTATTACTGGAAAAACTGCTACTCAAAAGAAACATAAAAAATGGAAACCAAAAACAAGAAAAGTAAAACTATAAATAATCACTTATTTATTTTTTTTATAATTTGCATATCATAATTATAAAAAATATTTGTTTAATAACCCTCACGAATACACTTTCCAACTGGAAATCTAGGCACACCACCTTCACTTAATTCCTGGTATACTACTGTGAGCATTTTACCAACGTATTTGAAACCATTTACATACAATTCTCTGCGACTATCCATGGAACCCTTTGGGCGAACACTGAATATACTTTCTGTTCCATCACCAACTTTACAAATCCACACAACAGTACCTTTGTCTCTTCCCTCTGCTTCTCTATATCCAACAATCTCATATTCGCTTTCCATAAACTCCTTGTATTTTTGAAGGTCATGACTTCTATAATTACAACGATACTTTCCTTCTACTGTTCTCAGCATCACTCCTTCAAATCCATCCCTAATACAGGAAGCAAAGAACTCGCGAAAATCATTTTCATTATTTCCAATAACCGTTGTCACTAATGTAATATAAGGATTGTTAATAGTATTCACGACTCTCTCCAGTTTGGCATAACGCTCACTGAATGTCATTGTTCCAGATAAGTCAACAATATCATATACATTGTAAGATACGAGAGAAAGTTGTCTGATATCATGTTCGGTTAGTTTCTTCTTTTTAACAAGGCCAACTAGTGCTTCAAACGGCATGTCTTCAGAGTATAGTTCTCCATCCAATATTAATCCATTAAATTCAGGGTTCGTGGAAAAGGGTCCCAATAATTCGGTAGTAATGTGCCCCACACTTTCAAAGTATGCCCCCGTCCTTGATTGTGCTAGAACCCTTGTTTTGTCATCTGATAAGTAACACACACAGCGAACTCCATCTAGCTTTGGTTGAATATAACAAGGAAAGTTTAGGACAGATTTGGATGCCTTTTTTGTATTTGATTTGGAGGGATCAAACACATGAGCCAACATTGGAAGAATCTTGGTAGTTTGCGTGGTTTCTTTCTCAGAAGTTGGTGCGTTTGTTTCTGTAATTTCATTGCTTAAGGAAACTTTGGTATCCTGTGTGGTATATCCTTCTTTATCTTTCTTATCTGTCCATTTTGAACGTGCTTCAGATAATGCTTGAGCATATGGAGTAGTTTCATTAGACTTTCCAATATTTTTTCCAACTGTATAAGTTCTCTCATTTGTTTGTTTCTTTCCATCTAAAAGTCCATAGGTTGTAGTAACAATCCCTCTATTTCCTTCATCCAAACATTGAACGGAGATTTGCCACATTTTGGTTCTTCCAGATTTATCAATTCCATAAAGAGTTGGTAAGCTTGTTGATGCCATTATTGTATTATTAATAGTGATGGATGCTTTAATATATTTAATTTTTGTATAATACAAAATAAAATATATGTTATTATTCCAAGTGTTATTCCAAATATTGCTTAATTAATAATAGAGAGAACTACATTTTCTGTTTCCAAAGGTTCTTTGTTACTTGGCAATTCCATATTCATTCCTTCCATATGGAGCTTATCAATAACCAGTTTTCTCTCAATAAATACATAATCTGTTGTTCTATCCATGGTACTATATCCAATAAATAGTTTATCGGTTTGTGGAATATATGACAATCCAAGAACATACTCAATAGCACTCTCTGACATTTTGAATAAATCACTTACACACTTGAGCTTGTAGGTAGTCGCGTCTAAAACAACAATAATGTGGTAATAATTACGAATTCCCTCGTGTGATACTATGTGGCAAATGAACCAGATTTCAGAACCAATAATAACACCATTTGTAGATCCTCTGGTTTCTTTTGGCAAGATATTAGTAGCTTCTACCAGATGTGTTTGTTTAAATACTTTAGAATGGACTCTCTCACCATTGTCTAACAATAACCCACCTTCTGGATGATCAACTAAATCACCAATATTAATTCCAGTGGAAGCATTCCATTCATAAATAACCTTCTCATTTCCTGAAGCATCAATAAAGAATACCCAGTTCTTTTCACATCTCTTTTTATCTGGATGAACTAACAGAAAACTATTTTCAGTTTTAAATGAAGGCAACCCAGAACCTACTGGAACAATGTTACCATATTCAATAGCAATTCCATTATTTCGTGGAAGAGGACGCGTTCCAGTATAACATACTTGGTTAGTGGTTGGGTTATAAAAAAGTTTTACATCTTCTATTCCAATGTAGTAATCATTTAATGATGTGTTATATTCCAACTCAGAATGTGTAATATAGTCCCATCCATTTTTTGAAGTGTCCATTACAATAATATGATTCTTTGTAGCAATATTACCATCATTCTCATAAGACCCATCGGGACGAATAAAATAATTTACTTTTCTCTCACAGATATACAACTTATTATCTGGAGTAAATACCATACTTGGAGAACTGGAATACATTTTCTTATCTTTATAAGTATATCCAATGTTTCCAAAAGCCTTTAACATTGCCATGCTTTTTAATTCTGGAATAGATGTAACTTGATTGTGCTTGTAGAGACGCTCAGTATAAAACTTGTAGTTACTCAATACATTTGCATGAATTGCTTGTTGAATAAGTATTCTTTTTAATACTTTTGAACTATGCTTTGCCATATTAATCTTATCTGGATTATGATAATATCCAAAGATAGAAAACTCATAGTCCAATTTGTAATCATACACATCCTTTTCTAAAAACAAAAACACTGGTGTATCTTTCATACTTGGAGAGACTCTTGCAATATTATAAAACATATAAGCCAAAGTGTTCTTTCCACTAACTCTATAATGTTTCACAATTTCATAAATATTCTCTAATCTATTTGGAAGTAATTGGTATCCTTCTAACCAATGGTAAATAGCCTCTTCTTTTCTCTCCATTCCATAACACAGCTTACCAATCTGATAATGACACTGCCATCTTTCTTCTACCCATCCTCCAGACTCAATACATTTCTTATACATCTCAATAGCTTTGTTATGATCTCCAAAATCCTTATAGCTGTTTGAAAGATAGTACATGTATCTAGTGTTTTTTGGATCGTTTTCAAGCCCCTCAGTTAAGAGTGCAATATCTCTTGTGAATTTATCTTGCTTTGAACCACCGTCTCCCACATCATTAATAAATATAACGTCTTTAATAATATCTACATAACGACGAGATCCTGGAATATTGAGGTATTCATGTGTCACACCTTTGTAAGAAGGCTTCTCTTCATCCAGTAAAAGTTTAGCACGAAGCATCCGAACATTTTTGTAATAGAACCCATCATTTCCTTGATTAATAAAGTATGCGTCCACTGGGGGGTCTTGAACGCACAGCCCTTGTCTCAATTGTTCCATGTCTAATTGATTTCCAAACTTCAAAATCATATCAGCATCAATTAGAAGGATATATGTAGGAAGCTCAGGTAATTCCAAACACTTGTGTAAAGCGTGAGTTCTGTTATATTCAAAATTCTTGAATGGTTCAGTGTATACAATGTAGTTTTGTATGTTCTTCTCTCTAGCAAAGTTATGTATAAGTTCAACTGTGTTATCAGTACTTCCAGTATCACATATACAAAATGAGTTTACGAATGGATACACTGAATTTAACATACGCTCAATAATCCTGCTCTCATTCTTGACAATCATATTCAAACAAATTGAAAAAGACATTTGTTTTTATTGAATATGATATTAGAATACTCTTTATACTCATTAATTTAAAAAAGTATTTAAACCCTGGAATATTAAAAATGTGACAAAACATTTATAAAATTATAATATATAGTGATGTGTTGGAATGAGCATGTTTCGTTAAATACATTTTTATTTAGTAGTTTTGTATTATTACTTATTATTTATAACAATTTATTTACCAAATATAAAATTCAAGAATTGAACAATACTTTTGTTTATCTATTCATCGCATCTTTTGTATTTATGCAACTAATAGAATTTTTTATTTGGAAAAATATAAATAACAAATTTTACAACAATATATTTTCTATTATTGCAATACTTTTATTGGCATTACAACCAATTGCCAGTATTATGATTTTATCAAACATACAATTGCGTAATATACTATTATTTTTATATTTATTACTAACAATTCCTTTTTTAATATATAAATTTTCAACACAACAGGTTTATGTCATAATAAGTAAAAGTGGACATTTACAATGGAAATTTTTTGGAGGTAATCCAATTGTTTGGATAACATGGTTATTTTTCTTTGTATTCAGTTTGATTTATGAAAAAAAATGGTTTGGAATTATATTTGCTATTGTTGCGTTAATAATTAGTTATATAAATTATAATAATGACCATACAGTATGGAGTATGTGGTGTTGGAGTGTTAATTCTATTATGATTTATTATGCGTTTTACTTATTGATATATTTGCCATTTTTAGAAAAATCAAATATTTGTTAGTTTCTTGTTTGTACAATTTTAAATATTCAAGGGTATAAAACAAATTTTATTAGAGATATTTTTAATATTGTGTTCAATTGTTTCTTAAAAAAATACAAATATAGTTCATACTAGTGATAATATGGAAGAGTTTGTAGTTATGATATTGAACTGTAAAAAATATAACCACAAGAGAATGAAACAAAAAAAATGGTTATCCAAGTTTACAAACCTTATATACTTTCATGTGATTGGGGAACCTACTATGGAAGAACCATATAGGTTTGATGACACTGAAAAAATATTATATGTTAAAACAAAAGATGATTATATGTCATTATCGCACAAGGTTATTTCTGGAATGAGTGCGTTTGCCCAGAGATATCCATTTAAGTATCTATTAAAATTAGATGATGACCAGAATCTTGTAAAAATGAGTTTCTTCCGCTTATTAACAACCGCATTGATGGCCAACTGGGATAATCCAGCAAATAGAAAACACTATGGAGGAGACATGGTATATGTTAAAGAACCTACACTATCTACTTTATTTAATGTACATCCAGAAATGCCAAGGAATTACATGCTTCTTCCTGGAAATTATGCTGGAGGTTGTTGTTATGTAGTTTCCAGAGAATCTGTAGAACATCTATTGAGACAAAAAGAAGAACTTGTTAAACATATATTTGAGGACTATGGAGTTGGACAAATATTGAAAATTAGTGACAAAAACAAAATTATAGAATTTAATTACAAGGATTATTTTGTGGAATAATTCATTTTAAAACTTGGAGTGCGTATATTCCAAGAGCTCTTATCAATTGTAAGCATCATACTGTTATAATTAACTTGTCTGCGTTCTATGTCACTATAATCAGACCGCTGAGTAACAGTTAGTGGATATATTAAATACCATAAATCTTCTTTTTGGAGAGAAAACCAATAACGGTCTATAGCATAATTTATACGCATGTGGGGTTCTCTAATTAACTTTGTAAGACCTTCCTTGTAATTTCTTATAAGCTTGTCATAATATGAAGACTTTACTAGGTATCCAGTAGTAGTTTGGCAAGCGACCACTTGAGCGGCACAACATGAAATCAATTTATACGGGCCTGTGTTATTTCCAGCAATTAGAACCACATCCCATGGAGTTTTGAAACTCAAAAAAGTATTTAAGTTATAAATAAATAGAGGTGGATCTATAAATTCAATGTCATCTTCTACCAATAGGACATGTGGCCAATTATTCTCCTTTGCGATTTCCAAACATCTAATGTGGCTTAGTGTACATCCTATTGCACCATTTGGTGTTTTAATTGCGTTGAACAAAACAGGTTCACATTTCAGTTGTATCTTAGATAGTTCTGTAAGAAGTAGTTCTTTTCTATCTGGTCTTGTTTCTAGATTAATATACATAACATGTTGAATATCATTTATTGAGCGTAACATAGAGAGAACTTAGTGTATTTAGTTGTGTAGTAAATATTTAAATCATAAAATAAACATTTACTATATTTTTAATTTTAATATTTTAGTCTGGTGTAATTAAAGTTAACAGATACGATGAGTTATTCAAATATTCATATCCAATATCACTATATCCAGGGTGTTGTGTAATTGTAAGCGGATACAATAAATACCAGTTATCTCTGGCTTGTAATTTACCCCAGTATCTATCAATCGCGTTGTAGTAATGAGACCATGGAATATATTCAAGATTTATAACTCCTTCTTTAAAATTATCCAACAGAGTGTCATAATACTCAGACCTTACAAGATAACTTATGGCACTTGAAGCTTTAGTTGTCTTAAAAGCGTATTCAAGAGTATTTACTGGAATATCTTTATTAGCCCCACCAAGCATCAATACATCCCACTTCAAATCTGATTCCAAAAACTTATTTAAGCTCTGTTTAAAATAGTCAACATTCACACAGCATAGGTCATCTTCGCAAATTAATACGTGTGGCCAACCTTCTCTCTTTGCCATTTCCAGACATTCTATATGACTCTTGGAACATCCAACCGCACCGTGTGGATGATAAACAGCATTAAATCTAATAGGGTCACACGAAAACCCTATATTTTTTATTTCATTCTCAAACATTTCTTTTCGGTCAGTTCTGTGTTCCAAATTAATATACAAAATATTCTTGATGTCTTGTATAGAACTTATTTTTGACATTTATTTTAAACTTTGAGAGAAAACTTTAAATACTTTATAAACATATATAGTTCACGGATTTACATAAATCTCAGTCTGTTTGAATTATTAGGGTTTCCTCCTCCTCCACCAGATGGAGCAGGACGATAAAATGGATTTTTATAGGGTTGATTTGGATGATGAGGTGAAATACTTATTTTCTTTTGATGATTATTGTAAGGTGGCCTAGGCTGATGTTGAAAATTCATTGGATTTACATGTCTGTTTTTAATTCCATAAGGTATACCTGGTGATGGTGATAAAGGAACTCCTCTCTGTTCCATACTAATTTCGCTATTCATATGTGTTATATATTGTTTGTAATCAGACATTTCATTTCTATAATTTTTATTTGAATCAGGCCTATCTGGAATATAAGACCAGTCATTCATCATTTCTTTCACTTCATTTGTTGCTGGTATTTTAAAACTTCCACTATTATCAATAATCATTTCCAGTTTATTGGGATTTACTATTTGTTGTGCGGGCTCTCTAAGATCATATTTGTAATAACTCTCTCCATTCTCTGGAATCATAGTATTAAACTTAGTAGTATTTACATAAAATATTCTTGGATTATGAACAACATAAATATTATCATTAAAATTGGTAGAGCTTTCTCCAATTTCATATTCTAAACCGGTTATTGTATTGAGACCATCTTTACCAGTATCATTCTTGTGTCTCCATGGGTCCTTCTTACTAATGAGACGAGCCATTCCATCAAAAAGTTGAAGAATATTTGGATTTCCAACAGGATAAAAATCAGAACGGTCTATTTTAATTCCAGACTTAATACAGCGGTCCTGTAAACAGTTGTCTTCATTTCCCCATCCCCAATAACAGGGATATCCATTGATGCGTTCAAAATCAGATCCTTTTATAACAACAATTCCTCCTAAAGCATATTTAAATCCATAATAATGTTTAACAACTCCTGGAGTAGTTTCATAATTGAATATATTGGTGAATGGAAGAGTGTCTATATCATTAAAGATAAAAGTAATATCCCTATAGCTATCTGGATATTTCTCCTTCATTGCTAAAAATCCAATGTTCTTAGTAGCACCTCTATTAAAGTTTCTGGTATCAGATTGATGCGAGAAATAGATCTCATAGTCTTCCTTATCCTTTAGAATAATGTTGGTCATATGTGTAGAAAAAAAGTATTTGTGTTGAATCCGATTTCGGTAGGGAACAATAAAAATTTTTGAAGGTGGCATTTTAAATAACATACACACGGATTAATTATATTGTTATTTGTCGCATAAAAGGTCAAATAACAAAATAGATATATTTATAAAACTTATTTACGCTACTCCGTAGTCATTAAGAATATCTTCCAATGATTGTATGAGTGAAAGCTTCTCTCTATTATAAGGCCGAATAGAAGATAAACACTGTTCTAAATCTTTCCATTCCATTTTACTAACTTCTTCTTCTTGAAAGCTTTCCATGTTTGGTTCTATTGTTTTTAGTTTGGCTAAATAATAAATAATCTTATAAGATTTGTTATTGTTGCTTATATATACTTCTTCAAAAGGACACACATTATAAATAATATTAATATTGTGTTTTGAGATATGTGTTTATTCTTCAAACTCTCTTATAGCACAATCCATTTCAGTTTCATTTTGTTGCATTCTACCCTTTGGAAATTCCCATTCTGGTTCGTTCCATTGTGTGGTACTCTCTCCAATAAGTGTTGCGAATATTTCATGGTTCTTATCAAATTTTATCTCTAGGTAATTCTTTTCATTTGTGTGTAAATGTGTGTATGAATTTGTCCACAAATAATTCCAGTTATCTTCAAATGGTTTTGTTAAAATCATTTCTTTTTCCTGTAATGTCATTGTGTCTATAAGATTTTTCATTTGTTCAATGTTAGTGGAATCATATTTTCCACGAATGATAGTTGAAAACCCAAATGAATGTTTTCTGCAAATCATCAAATATTTTTTCTTATTTGTGTCCATCTTGTAAAGTATAACACCATAACTACGTATTGGTTTTTTACATTGATAAAAAGTGTGTCCAAACTTAAAACAATTTTTACAATTCATTCTTTAATATTGTTTTTTAATTGTTTTATTTATTTAATATAATTTACAAGATTGTTAATTAATAGAGAGAAATTTGAATATTGAAAAGTTCTGTAAGAACCTTTATACATTAAAATAATATCATTCATGGAAGAATCTACCCGGGTTAAAAACACATCTTCATTATCTATTGTCTTTTCAGCAATCATCACAATATCATTTGTGTAATTTTTTGTTTGATAATCCCTGTAGTTGCTTTCTCTCAAATCCAAAGTAATGTCAATTATTTTTTTTTGTTTAGTATCTGGTAAGTTCGCAAGAGATTGTTCCAGCTTAGTTATAACATCTGCTACTTTTTCTGTATGACTATGTTGTCCAAATAAATATTTGTTCTTCTCTTCATAGTCACTTTGTAAACAACAAACTTTGTATTTTTTTCCGCTTCCACATTTACAGGGGTCATTTCTGTTAATTTTAGGCATTTAATGTTATATGAGAGAATTCGTTTTACATCATTTATGTCAATAAATATATATTACACAATACATATGAATAGCAAAAAAATGGATAACAATATTAATCTGGATCCTACTGTTTGGGGTCCGCACTACTGGTTTTTCTTACACACCGCAGTGTTTACATATCCAATAAATCCAACCGACGCTGTAAAAAAAAGATATTATGAACTCTTACACAACTTTGATATGTATATTCCACACAAAAAAGTGGCGTCTTATTACCGTCATCTACTCACTATTTATCCTCTCAAACCATATCTAGATAAAAAAGAAGATTTAGTTAAGTGGGTATGGTATATTCACAACAAGGTCAATGATAAACTGGAAAAGAAACGCATTACTTTGGAGGAGTTTTATGAGAACTATTACGCCAAATATAATACTTCGGAGGATATCTTTAAATTAAAAGTGGCCAAATACTTTGTCCTCGCTTTATCAATAGTTATCGCAATCTGTGGGTTATATTTTATGTACTATTATTATGAGCGTAATAGGTGAAGGAGGATATGGATGTGTTTTTTATCCACCATTAAATTGTGAAAACAGACCACCCACAGATAAAAGTATGATTTCAAAATTACAGTCTGTTAGGGACAGTGAATACGAATACAAACAATTACAAAAACTCAAGGGAATCTGCAGAAAATACATTAAGAATTGTGATGAACATTTAATAGTAGAAGCACAAATGTGCGAACCACACTTAACTCAAAAGATTATTGATGAGAATGAATGCGAACTATTCAGCAAAATTAAAAAGAGAATAGGGAAGGCATCACGCAAATCAACTCTTGGAACTGGAAAAAAAACACGCAGAAATAAAAAAAGATACAAAAAATATTCAGAGAGAGAAGGACGAATATCCAAGGATTTTAACATTATAAATATGAAGTACTCTGGAATTAATTTACACAAATTCATTTTAAAAAATGTAGATTTCAAAAATCCAAAAACATTTATATACATTAATAACGCAATAATAGATCTATATGTTGAAGCAGTGATGGTTTTAAATAAAAACAAAATTTATCACAATGACATTAAAACATCTAATATATTAATTGATGATAAGGGACAGATTAGACTAATTGATTGGGGTGTAATGAATGAAATCATATTTAGACCAAGATTTGATTTTAATAGACCATACATGTTCTGCTTAATGTCTGATGAATTTATTGAAAAACTTAATGAAAATATGCCAATTACACAAGAAGTCGCAGAACGTATTTTGACAGAGTATTTACCAACAGTAAACTACTTAGATAACGCAGATAATATGATGAAACTTATGTATCCAATGGACAAAAGTGAATATAAATTAAATGGAACAATTCACCCACTTCTATATTATTCTTTTGTAGATATGTGCGGGACTTTCAAATCTTATAAAGACTGGTTAGAAATTTACGTTCATAACTTGGATATTTGTGGAGTAGCAATAATGTATTCAGATATACTTTGTGCTATTTATATACATAACGCAAACTTTCCAAAACTAATTGAAGGACTCTATTACATATTTGAAAAGTATGTATTGAAAGGTTACGTCAAAATAAACAGCAATGAGTTTATAGATGACCTCAAAAAATTAAATCTGCTTTTAGTATAAATGAAATTAGAAGTTATTCTTTTTCTTATTATTGGTTTTTTGATATATGATACATATTATGGAAAGAATTACATAAAATATATCTATGGACTTAAGAAACATGCCAAAACCTTTGCCATTATATTTGGAGTTTTTAGTGTTTATCTTATGATTAAAAAAGACCCATCACAGGCAAAAAAAATGTTGTTTAACGCAAACAATATGGTGAGATTTCTTCCAATGGATAGGAACGGTTTTGGGTCTAACTTTGGCGGAGATGGAGAGATCTCTGGAATGTTTCCCTCCATAGGTGGACTTGGAAGTTTTAACTTGGATGGTACAGACCCATCATCTGTAAATCGCATTCTCTCTTCTGGTAAGGGAGCCACCAAACGTTCTGTAAGTGAAACAAAGAAAAAATATGTAGCATCTCAACAGGATTGGATGTGTGGAAATTGTGGAAGAAAACTTAACGCATGGTTTGAGGTAGACCATAAGACACGACTGGAATATGGTGGAAGTAATGAAGTTAGTAATTTGGTTGCTCTTTGTAGAGAATGCCATGGCGAAAAAACAGCAATGGAAAATATGTAAGTATATTATAATTATAAATGTTGAAGGAATCTCTCATAATTGTTGGATACATATTGTTAATAGGATATTACATATTTGTATCCAACTATATTGTAAAAAACGCACCAAGTACACCTAGTGATAATGTAAGTTTAGCATTCTTGATTATAACAGGCATTATGTTTGCCGCCTTTGGAATATATAAATTATTTCATAATACTTCTGGAGTATTAGATACAGAAAACTTGTATTTTATTGTTGGGATGTTTCTCTATTTAACAGTTAATTATTTGGTTACCTATAGTGGAGGTTTTAAATGGACATTAGTGGGTATCTTATGTGCTTCTCTCTTAGTCATTATTCCAATAATTTTCAGTAAAATACTTAAACAAATACAAACCAAAATAAAAGGAGTTTCTGCAGATAATACAACAAGCGATAATACAAACTTATTGTCAAAAATTCTTATTCCTTTCTACACATCATATCCATTCTTGTTTGTTATTATTATTATTGGTATTGTAGTTCTATTGACTTATGTTAAAAAGTTCAATATACCAAATTTGAGCAGTT